CGCCGGCATCCGCCGCGCGGAGGACGCCGACCGCCTTATCCGACAGCGCCTGCGCCGCGGCCGGGTCGAACCGAACATGCTCGTGATGGAGTTCGCAGGTGTCCTTGTTCAGCGCGGTGAACAGCGCCGCGCCGAGGCCCATATAGGCCATGTAGATCTGCATCTGGCCGTAGTAGATGGGCTTCGAGAGTTGCACGCCCTTCTTCGCCGTATCCGACCAGCTGGCAGATTTCAGCGCCTTGTGCTCCCAGAGCACGGGCCAGGCGAGCCCGCACGCTGGACCGTCGACGATCACACCGTCAACGTGACCTCGGATGCGCCCGCCCGCAGCCTCGAAGCCGAACTGGCCGCCGTCGCGCGCCTCCGTCCGCAGGTCGTACCCCGCCTTGCGGAGCCAGCGGATCGCAAGGTCCTCGAAGACGTGCCCGGCGGCGAAGATGCGCAGAATGCGGCCCTCGATCGCCTTGCCGGGATCGGATGGGGTGCGGGTGAACTCGTAAACGAGGCGGCGCGCGCAGGGTTCACCGATGCGGCTGGCGCCGAGGTAATCGCGGGGCAGCTGACCCTCACGCTCGGCAACGAGGGCGGCGTCGATCGCCGCGTTGATGCAGGCGCCGAGCGGAGCCGGCGTGTCGGCGGGACGGCCGTAGGCGAAGCCGGAGCCCTGGTTGAGATCGACCAGCATCAACATTGCCTCAAAAAGGGATTCCGCCGGCGTCGGACTGCCGCTGCATCGACGCCTGGAAGCCGTCGATACAGGCTTCGATCAGGCGGTCGATGTCCTCGGCCGGCCGGTCGAAGAAGGGCTGCATCAGCCCCATCTCGGTCAGCGCCTCCGCGAACTCGCGGCGCGCCTCCTGAATGGCGCGCACTTCCATGTCGGTCTTGTCGATCACGCCGTTGTTCCTCCGGGCGTTGGCTGAGCCCGCCGTCAGGCAGGCCATGGAGCAGAAGCGGTGATGGGGGTGCCGGTCCCAGCGCAGGCCGTGGCAGAAGCCGAAGCCCCGGGCCTCCCGGCCGCAGAGCGCGCAGGGCACTCGCCGGCCGAGCTCGGCCCGGATCAGCCGCGGGACGTCTGATCGATCGGCGCGAGGCGCCGGGACACGGACCATCCCTCCGCCATCACGGGTTCAACCAGGCGGGCCCGCGCGCGGCCTTCCCATCGGACAGCGCCGGGGATGCCGGCTGCGCGCCGTTCGCCTTCCCGCCCCAGGCAGGGGCCGCCGGCGTGGACGGTGCTGCCGTTTGGCCCCACGTCGGCGTCGTGGACGGCGCCGGCGCTGCCGCTCGCGGCCTGTTCGACGGCTGTGCGGGCACCGTCTCGCCCGCCATCACCTTCTGCCACTCGGGCGCCGTCGGCAGCACGACATGGTCGAGCTTGTTGGCGTCCTTGTAGGCCGGGTTCCGATTCGGCTCGATCTGGATTTTCGCGACGAAGGTGATCCCATCGAGATCGGAGAGCCCGCGCAGCATGCGCTTCGCCTTCGCAGCCTCGCTCATGTCCTCGGGGTTCAGGCCGAGCGCGCTGTCGATCATCGCCCGGAAGGTCGACTTCGAGATCTTCCAGCCGATCGACTGGCCCTGCTCGTCGACCTTGCCGCCCTGAACGCAGAAGTTCTGCCAGAACTTGCGCCGGGCGTGCGGCCCCTCGGCGACGGTAAACTCGGCATCGAGCATCAACACGTCGCTGCCCGGCTGGCTCGACGCCTTCAGGAGCCCGCGGTCCATCTCGCTCATCCCGTCGGTGCCGCCCTTGCGGATGGACATGGTCACCTTCGCGAAGGTGCCATCGGGGATGAGGTCGCCGGACTGTTGCGGCTCAGCATCGTTCATGTCGAAGGTCATGGCGTCATCCTTTCCGGGGCTGATTGATCTTGGTGAGGAGCGCGCCGAGGTCGGGCGCCTCGGTCACGTCGAGCCTGCCGCTGCGATCCTTCGCCGGCAGGCCGAACGGGTTGCCGGACTGGCAGACGAGACGCCGGGCGTTCCCCTTGTCGGGGTCGTGCCGCCAGGTCGGCGCCGCATCGGGACTGACGCCCGGCTCGGGGCTGAACAGGCTCAGCGTCAGGACCTGGTCGACAATGCCGGGCAATTCGCGGGCGACCTTCCCGCCGTCCATCTGCGGCTGCCAGGTCACCCGGTTCATGTCGTCGACGATCTTCTCGAGGATGCCGACAAAGATGACGGTGCGTCCGGGCGCATGCTGAAGATGTTTCAGGAGCCCGATGACCTCGCGTGCGAGCAGCCCGTATGCGCCGCGGACATCAGGTTTGCCGGTCCGCTCGGAGAGCGCCTCGGGACGCGTCTTCGCCCAGGCCATCGCCTGCCGCGTGAGGTCGGTGATGCTGTCGACGAAGATGATGCGCTTGGCGGCGAGCGACGTGGCAAGCTCCGGGTGTTGCGTCTGCAGGTGCGCATGATGCGCGTCCGAGTAGTGGTCGTCGGGCTGGGCCGCCGGGTTGGCGCCGCCGATCAGGCAGGCGATGTCGACCGCATCGGCGAACCGTCGGATCGGGATGCTGTCGCCTCGCCAGTCCTGGACGGACTTCATGCCGGCTTCGAGATCGAGGCAGAGCGTCTCTTCCGCCGGCAGCGTTTTCAGCAGCGTGGTCTTGCCCGAGCCGCTCGGACCGAACAGCGCCATCGTGGTTTTGCCTTGCGCCTCGCGGAGCCGGTCGTCTGCCGAGATGATTCGGAGAGCCACGGTCACGACCTCCTCGCGATGACGTCGACGGGCCGGTCGGTGCCGATGGCCCCAGCCTCGCGGGCGAGCCGGAGCAGCTTCTTGAGCGCGTACATGCGCTCGGCCGCCGCGTGGAACGCCTCCTCCGCCGGGGCGATCGCGAACGTGAGCTCGTCGACGGTCGCCTCGACGAGCGGCTTCTCGATCGGCTCGGAGCGCGCGGGCGGCTGCACGGGCACGGGGATGGTCTCGGGGAGCGCCGCGAGCGCGTAGTTCGAGGCGCGCAGCTTCGCGATGTCGGTCATCGGGTCACCTCGTTGTTCAGGGTCAAGCGGAAGGTCTCGCGGCCCGGGCGCACGGTGCGGGCGGGCGCGAACGTCTCGCGGAGCGCGGGCGGCCAGGCGCCGTAGCGGCGCTCGGGGACCTTGAAGCTCGTCTCGACGTAGTCGACGGGGTCGTCGCCGGCGGCGCGGATGCGCTCGACGATCCCGGCGAGCGCGTCCTGGTCCCATTCGACCCGCTTCGGGAGGTCGGCGACGATGGTCACGGCGCCGTCCTCAAACCGGACCGTGCCGGTATCCCTGGCCTCGGCACGCCGGGCGGCGGTGGCCTGCTCAGCGAAGCGCAGCGCGATGGCGCCGTCGAGCCACTCCTTGAGGCGCTTAGCGGCGTCGAAGACGGTCGCCGCCTCGTCCTGGAGGAGAGCGAGGTCCTCGGCCGGGAGCGCGGCGATCTCGCCGATCTCCATGCGGTCGAGATCCTCGAGCCGGACGTGGTTGGCGCGCGCGTCATCGCGCACGGTCGCAACGGATGCGATCATCAGGCAGCCTCTTGGGTCAGGAGTTGGGAGAGCGACACGCGCTCCTGGCGGAGCTTCGGGCGCGCGATCGCGAGGTAGGAGAAGCAGTCCGGCCCGAGCCGGCGCTGCACGAGGTGGACGAGCTCCTGCTCGGACGCGCGGAAGGCGCCGTCGGCGAGCTGGCCGATGCGCTCGCACTCGGCTTCGTCGAGCTTCGAGATCACCTTGTCGCGGTCGATGGCGAGCGCGCCGCGGTGATATTCGAGAACGTCACCGTCGTCGGCCTGCGCAATCCAGGCGTACAGCTCGATCTCGTTGATCGGTGCCACCGGCCGGGTGAAGTGAAGGATGTTCGTTGGCATGACGAGCCTCTACTCACCCGGCTCGCGAAACGTCCCAGCGGGACGGCCGCGAACCTCTGTGGAGGGCTCGCCATCGACGTAGATCGCGAGGAGCGGTGTTCCGTCCTCGTGGACGCCGGCGTCCTCGATGCGGAAGGCGTGGTGGTTCTTGACCACCTCGGGGAGTTCCCAGCGCCGGAAAAGGCCGGGGAGCCGGACCAACTCGGCCCCAGGCGATGGATGGTGTTCCTGCATGTCCGTCCTTGCTCGGGCTGTCCGGCCTGAAGCCGGTCATCGAGGGAAAGCCACCTCGGCGTGCGGATCGGGACACGCCGTCATGCGAATTCGTGGAGGACATCGCGGAGCTTCCGCGTGGCCCGCTGGTAGCGCTTGCGTGCCGCTGCCTCGGAGAGCCCGAGCTCGATCGCGACCTCAGCCTGCGAGAAGCCGTCGATCGCGACGCGGATGACGAGGGGTGCATCGGAGCCGATCAGCCGCCGGACTTCACCGTGCAGCCGCACACGCGCGAGCACCGGATCCAGAATCTCGTGCTCGTCGGCGACGTCGTCGGGATCGACGTCACTCGCGACGCTCTGTCGGGCCGCCTCGCGCTGCCGTTCCCGGATCATGTCGCGCTCGACATTGCGGAGGACGGTCGCCGCGATCCGGTTCACGCGACTGAGATCGAGGCTGCGGATGGCCTCCGTGGTCCGGGCAAGAAGGTCC